GACCCATCCGCGCTACGGACTTGGGCGGCGTATCGGTCTGTCCGATGTGGATAAATGGGCACTGTATACCTTGGCGCAGTATGCCGATACGTCTGTTCCCAATGGCTATGGCGGGACAGAGCCGCGCATGACATGCAACGGATACATCACCACGAAGCGCTCGGCTTGTGATGTTATCAATGATTTTTGCTCCATTATGCGCTGTATGCCGGTATGGAATGGGACGCGATTAACCTTTGTGCAAGACCGCCCCGCCGATAAGGTGTGGACCTATACAAACGCGAACGTCGTCAATGGGGATTTCACCTACACCTTTAGCCCTAAAAAGTCGCGGCATAATGCGGTGTTGGTGCGTTGGATAAACCCCGATAACGGCTGGCAGGAGGATTTCGAATATGTCTCCGATGATGTGGCCATTGCGGAGCAGGGGCTTAATCAACTGGAGGTCGATGCGTTTTGTTGTACCAGCCGTGGGCAAGCGCACCGCCTTGGTTTGTGGATTTTAACCACCGAGAAATACGAAATCCAAACTGTCGGATTTAAAGTGGCAGCCGAAGGGTTGCGCCACTTGCCGGGGGATATCTTTGAGGTGGCAGACAATGACTATGCCGCCAGCATGATTGGCGGTCGCATCTTATCCATTGATGCCAAAAACCAACAGGTCACGTTAGACCGAGCCGTGACGCTTCCCTCGGGTAAAACAGTCATCAACCTCATTGCGGGGGATGGTCAGCCCGTGAAGGTGGAGGTGCGCTCACAGCCCACCCCTGATGTGGTGGAGCTTAAAACGCTGCCTGTGGGTATCAAACCACTTTCAGTCTGGTCTCTTACGCTGCCGTCACTGCGCACGCGCTATTTTCGCTGTTTATCGATTAAAGAGGACAAGAAGTCCGGCACCTATGAGGTAGTGGCCTTGCAGCACTTTCCTGAGAAAGAAGCGATTGTGGATAACGGGGCGTCCTTCGATCCGAAGCCCGACACCGGGAACAGCACCATTCCGCCCGCCGTAGAGCACCTGACGGTGGAGGTCACCCCCGATGAGAGCCAATATCAAGCCGTCGCGCGTTGGGATACCCCTCGGGTGGTGAGCGGAGTGCGTTTCGAACTGAAGCTTAATCTCGGTGACCGGGTTGTGGGCACCCAAACTACCTCTGAGATGACGTATCGCTTTACCGACCTGCCGCTGGGTGAGTACACGCTGACGGTGCGGGCGCTCAATAGCATGGGCCAACGCGGTGACCCGTCGACGGTGACCTTTATGATTAATGCGCCGGAGGCACCGGCTTTTATTGAGCTGACGCCGGGCTATTTTCAAATCACGGTGACCCCTCGTCAAAGTTACTACCAGTCAGGCACGCGCTTTGATTTCTGGTTCTCAGAAAAACGCATCACCGATATACGGCGGGTGGAGTCGTTGGCGCAGCAACTCGGTATAGCCAGTTATTGGGTGAAAGACCGCCTGATGAAGCTGGGCACTGATTACTTTTTCTATGTGCGCAGCGTGAATACGGTGGGGAAATCCGCCTTCGTGGAGGCCATCGGTCAGGTCAATAGCGATGCGGAAGGGGTGCTGGATATTCTCAAAGACCAAATCACCGCCGATCAAATGACGCAGGACTTCCTCAAAGGCATCGATAACAACCTAGTGAAAGATGAGTTTGAAAAGGCGTTAGCGGATACCGAGGCTAAAGTTGACCAGAAACTAGAGATACTGGAATCCTCGGTGGGTGAGTCAACTGCACAGCTGCAAGAGCTAAAGCAAACCGTCGCCAAGGAAGATAAGGCGTTATCGCAGCGTATTGACAACGTCAACGTGAAAGTCGGTGAAAATGAATCAGCAGTCCAGACGATCAGCAAAGCGCAGGCCGATCTTAAGGGGGATGTGTCCGCAATGTGGTCTATGCAGGTACAAACTACCTCAGATGGCAAAAAGGCGATAGCTGGGATACAGGCGACAGCGGAGGGGGGATTTGGTCAGGTTCTTATTCTGGCCGATCGCTTTGCGGTCATGAATCCAAATAACGGCAGTGTAGATTTACCTTTTGTTATACAGAACGGGCAAATCATCATGGATGAAGCTTTTATGAAATCGCTCAATATCAACGGGCGATTTATTGTGACGCCTAACGGGGAATTGTCTATACGTGCGAATGCGAACAGTAACGTGGGGCTTAAAATGAACAGCTCACTTATCCAGATTAACGATGAAAAATCACAGCCTGCCGTCAAGTTGGGGTATCTCAATATCACGCTCTAAGGAGGATGTATGGGCTACGGACTTGAGGTCAGAAACCCCAGCACGGGAAAAATGTTTGACCTGTCGAATGTGGCGAGTGGCCTAATGTCATTTGTCACCAAGCTGGAGTTTAATGTTGATTATAGTAACGCCAGCTCGATGACGTTTAATGTATTGGGCGATGTCCCAACATCCTCAGAAATCGTGGTGATATACAACGTCTCTACGGCAGCCTTGGATGCACCCTCCCCGTATTTTGGGGTGGATTTTATCAGCGTGACGGGGTTTTCCCGCAGTGGCAGTAACCTGATTATTCACTTCAATCATAAGCTCAATATTCGCGGCTACCAACAAGCCCCGTTGTCGATAAGCGTCTACCAGATAACGGGATTCCCTAAAAATACCGATGCCTATGGTATTGCGTTCTTTAACGGCACCTCGCCGCAGGCCATCACCGATGGCACCAAGTTGGGCTATGTCAGGGAAAGTGCGGTGCGGACCATCGGTGTCAATGCAGTGATTAGCGTTGCGGATATGGCGGGGGCAGGGGATGCGGTGTTTGCGTGGTGGAGTAATCCATCAGCCGTAGTGGAGATGAATCACGCCGATAAAACCATTTCCTCAACGGCCGCCACCACGCTGTATCTCACAACGTTTGGCGAAATCGCGAACCTAACCCTGCCTAAATATGGTCTGGCCATTTGGAATAAATCAAGAAGGCTGGTGTATACCAGCGCACATATTCCCTTTTCTAAAGTCACGACCAAAAATATCGGCACGTCTACTGTGGATACGGGGGTCAATAAGCCCATGATACCGCTCGGACGCTACGGCTATGATGCGATAAATAACGGCACATGGACGATACCCATTCGCGGAGCCACGATAAACGGCCGCAACGTGGGCTCAGGTCGTTCGGCACGCAATCAATACAACCGATTAAACACCGGGGGAACGACGCCCAACATTTCTAATCATCCCTTACCCTGTCCCATATTGGACGCCACGTTGTATCACAACGTTTAAAGACCCTCTCAACCAAACTCTTTAATCCGCTTCGGCGGATTTTTGCTTATGGAGGCACCATGTCCGTAAAAATTTCTGGTGTGATGAAAGATGCAATGGGGAAACCCATTCCAGATTGCACCATTGCGTTAAAAGCCCTGCACACCACGGCGGCGGTTATCACTAAAACCGTGGGCAACCAACAGCCCGAAGAGAATGGCAGCTACAGCATGGACGTAGAGTTGGGCAAATACAGCGTCACGCTGTGCGTGGAAGGGTATCCGCCTAACGACGTGGGTGAGATTTATGTTCACAGCGAATCGGCGCCCGGCACGTTAAATTATTACCTGGGTCTGCCAGCCGAAGGGGACTTGCCGCCCGCAGCTATCCAGCAGTTTGAGTCGATGGTGTCACTGGTGTCAAAACAAGCGGCGCAGGTTGAAAAGGATAAGGCCGCCGCCGCAAAAAGTGCAGCCGATGCACTGGAAAGTCAAACAGCGGCAAAGGCATCAGAAACTAACGCAGGAAAAAGTGCTGGAGCCGCGTTAGCTAGTGAGAAAGCCGCTAAAACCTCAGAGGCGAATACTGCAAAAGGGATTGCGGTCGCTGCTGCCAGTGCGCAGGCCGCAAAGTTGTCTGAAACCAACGCCGATGGTAGTAAAAAGGCTGCACAGATAAGTGCGGCAGAGGCTTTAGCGTCTCAAGGTGCTGCGAAATCATCAGAAACCAGCGCAGGCAATAGCGCCAAGGCCGCGTCTGGCTCGGCGGATAAAGCCAAATCTGAGGCCGACCGCGCTACCACGGCAACCGATGGCAAACAGGATAAAATGCCTTACTAACGGCCATTGCGGCCCTCAATACCGCTGCCGACCAGATTATTACGCTAACAGGAAAGAATTCAGTTGC